CCCTTTCGGGCCCACTCGCGTTAGCTTCACGGGTTCGGGTTGACACCCTTGCCGATACGATCCCCCGTTCTTACGGTAGGGCGTATTCCGCAGAGATGCGGCGTGTGCAACGTATACCTTGCTATGTTGGTAATTCTCATAGTTTAGGTATGTGGGAGTCTGTCACGACTGTAATAGTCGAACCGGCTCTCTCTCTGAAATGCTCCTAGAGGAGGTAAGGTAGTTCCACCCTATGGTAACCGGCAGGTACAGAAAAGATATACCCAGTTTTTACTGGTGATGTCTATCCCTTATTAGGGATATAAACACTCCGTTCTTACGGAGCTCTCCTGTACAGGCTTGAAACCGATAAAGGTGGTGTTCGCTGTAACTGTCCCTCTAGATAGCCGTAGCCTCACTTAGAGAAATAATTCTCGAAAGTGACACTGCCCGCAAATACGCGCGTAGCTACAGTAAGCAGGAAACGTAGATGAAAGTTAGGAAAATAGTAGTTGATGGTTCCACGAGGTCAGATAGATACTTGTATTATTCGAACGGAAGTTCGGATCACACAGGTCCTACCTTTACCCCGGGTTCCTATTCAACTATTATTACCTATGGGGACAACATCCCTGATTGGAAACACCGCATCAAAACTGGGCAGAATGCCACCACGTCACTAAGCGTGTCTGGCACTAAACCTGGTAAGAAGCGAGGTACCTATCATTGGAGTCGTTCCTGGCCTTCCATCTATATATTCCCTAACGGGATCCCTTCTGGAGCGTACGGGTTTCGTTCTGAACCCTTTGTACCCTTCCAGTCGAGTTTCACGTTGTCGGAATCGCAAGCTTACGATGAGTGCGTCATTGGGTTTCTGCAGGCTGTCGAAAATGTTAACCGGAAATTTCAATCCGGCATCTTTTTCGGCGAATTGCGCGAAACTGTGCACATGTTAAGAAGCCCGTTTGAGTCCTTGACAGCGGCATTCCACTCGTATTTAGGGAACGTGTTGACACGTTCCTATAAGTGGAAACGCCTTAGGTCCTCTAATGCTCTCCGCAATAGCGGTAAGCAGAAGAAGGCATCTCTGAAAAGGTTACTCTCAGACACTTGGCTTGAGTATTCCTTCGGCTGGCGTCCATTTATTAGTGACATTAATAGTGCCATTAATACTTTGAACGCTCTTTCTCGTGCTCCTCAAGAGTACGAGAAGGTCTCTTTTTCAGTAATGAAAGAAGACCCTGTCCGAAATCGATACCAGACAAGCGCCAACATTCCCGGTGATGGCCTCGGTTCAGGGTTTAACATCCTTGAGTCCGAGAAAATCATCGTTAAGTTGTACGGGGCAGTGAATGTGGATCAAACAACAAAAGGTGCTAACAGACTCTTAGGCCTTACGGTCTCTGAGTTTGTTCCCACCGTATGGGAGCTGATTCCATATTCATTCTTAGTCGATTACTTCGCCAATGTTGGCGGATTCATCGCTGCACTGTGCGTGAAGCAGTCCAATCTCCGTTGGAAAAGCAAAACCGTCGTTAAAGTCGTTACGGCGAAAGCCGTGTCGACGTATACGAACGGTCTGCAATCTACGGATTCTGGAATATTTCACGATACACAATCTTCCTCGCTCTCATGTACTCCGGCTGAGTTTAAGTCGATCGAACGGCATCCAGAAAACAACATCCTCGTGCCTTCCCTTGTATTTCGTATACCTGGGACGGAGACGCGGTGGTTGAATATGGCTGCCCTCGGTCTTGCTTCGACTCGAACGAGTCAACGCATTGGACGACTCTAATCAGTCCCTGATGCACACTGTGAGGTATGGATCATGTCCTTCGCACCCGCGAGTCCGGTCTCTGGACCGAATATCGCAGCACTCGCCACCCCAACTTATACGTTGACGGTGGACTCCCCGCCTGCACCTAACGGCAAACAGTATACGATTTCCGCACTTGGCGGAACGCAAGCGTCTGTCGCGGTGAATGCGGTTAGCAAGCCCTTTACCTTGTCGTGCTTTAAGCCCGCCTCGGTGAAGGTCTTACCGCCGGTGAACCCCGTCACGGGGCAATTGCCGGCTGTCAGCAACAACGAGTACAAGGTTATCACCCGTAAAGGTGTGATACCCTTGGCAGGGCAGACTCCGAGAGTTATGCTGATCACCACGACCATTTCGGTCCCGGCTGGATCAGAACTCAACGATCTACCCAACGTCGCTGCTGCGCTGTCGCTTCATCTTGGTGCAGTATATGCCCAAGCGTCGAACATCGGTAACCTCGTTCAGGACGCGGTGCTTGGTTAAGCACTGTTCTTGCACTTGTTGCAAGCGGAATAAAACCCGTTTGCAAAGGAAGCTGATGTTCGTAGTAGCGGCATTATTTGGAGGTGTGCTGTGGTCCTTAGACCCGACGCTCTTACCCGAAGCTTGCATGAAGATATCTCCGATTATCTCACGACTTCTGGATATCCTTCCGGGTACCTAGATCGTGAGCCTTCAGAGATGGACCCTAAAGTGTTCGCTTGCCTTTCGTTGAAGAAAAGTCTTCTCAAGAAATTGAGACCTGACTCTACTACAGCGTTAGACGAACTTGCACTTGAAAAGTTCTTGAGGCTAAATAGCCAACAGGACTTCTGGTCCGCTCGTTGTTGCGAAGAGTTATTCAGCTCGGAGTTGCTTGGATATTTCCGTGAGGAAATCCATCGCTTCTTTGAGCCAGATAACCGCCGTCCACTCATATCTTCCTTTGAGCATATTATGCACAAGGGTCGATTTGGGCCGGGGGCTTCTCTTGGGTCTCTCGGGCAGGACTTCTATACGAAGTCAGGCTCTAGCGACCTAACCGCAACTTCTGAGATCTTCTTCCGGTCTTACCGGAGCTACATTAATCACTTTCCCATCTGGCGATGTGCTGAATTTCTCAGACAAGCCGGAGGGTTTGGTGAGCGTGTAGTTGCAGGTAATAAGATCTCGTTTGTTCCTAAGAATGACGACATCTCGCGCACTATATGCGTTGAGCCTTCGCTGAACATGTTTGCTCAGCTCGGGCTCGGGCATATAATTGAGAGCCGACTGAAACAGTTCTATTCTATAGACCTGTCCACTCAGCCGGATATCAATCGCGCACTTGCTAAAGCCGGAAGTATCTCGGGAAATCTATGTACTATAGACCTCGAGAGCGCCTCTGACTCTATCTCACTTTCGATGATCGAGAAGAACTTTCCACGCGACGTAGTTGCGTGGTTAAAACTCTTAAGATCGCCAACGAGTGAGACCCCGAAGGGGCCTGTGGAGCTGCGTATGGTGTCTACTATGGGGAATGGTTTTACCTTCCCCTTGCAGACTGCCATATTTGGCTCAGTCGTTCTTGCGAGTAAGCGATTCCTAGGTTTACCTAGAGATCGTGCCGGTACTACCTGGAGTGTCTTCGGAGACGATATAATTGTCTCCCAGCAGATCGCTGGGACAGTTCTATCTCTTCTCAGATGCCTTGGTTTTACCGTCAACCCGCAAAAGTCCTTCTTTGAAGGACCATTCCGTGAGTCCTGCGGTCATGACTACTTTCGTGGTTATGATGTACGAGGAGTCTATATTAAGTCTCTTCGTACTGTGCAGGATCGTTACGTTGCCATTAACCGCTTGCAATCCTGGAGTACCGTCCATGACATTAAATTGCCAAAGACGATTCGCCAACTTCTCAGTACGGTACCATACAATCTGGTGCCCCTCTGGGAAGCGGATACTTGCGGAATTCGTTGTACCTCCTTCTCAGCACGGAGTAATCGGTACGGTGCTCGTTGGCGTTATCGCGCCAGTGAACTCGTGCCCTCATTACTTCGATTTGAGGAAGGGACAGCGAGAGTGTCTGGTGGGGCTCGCGTTAGGATTACCAATCCTGAAGCGTGCCTCAACTCACTCTTAAATGGCACTTTGGAACGCGGTACGATTAGTATCAGGCATGATACTAAGGCGTACCGGACGAGAACTAGGTATACCCTTAATTGGGATGTACCTAGTCCACAGCCTATTGCAGGCCGTGGCAGTCTGACTATCGTAGAGTACGATAGTCTTAATGCTCAACGTCGAAGAGACGTTGAGGCTGTTACCTTGCGGTAACAGCAACCCAGGTGGTAACGGGTCGTAAG